TACTTATCATTTATTAAAAAATAATGCATTTGTAAAAATAACTGGTATTTCTACAAATTCTTTTGAAGAAGTAGAAGGATTTAGAAAAATAAAAGTTGTGCCATTAAATATTAATTTAACATCTGGTATTTCATCTTCATTAACTACAGGAATAGTCACATCAATTAAAGTTAACCTACCAGTAAAATCTTTTAATGTTGATACATATCTAAAAATCAATTCTGAGATAATTAAAGTTATTGGGGTAGATATTAAAAATAATTTATTGAATATTTTAAGATCTCCATCAGGACCATCTTATTCAATAGGTCAAACTATTACATCATTACCAAATACGTTTACTTTTTCTGCAAAAAACTTTGAAAATTCTTATTATGAATTAAACACCTCATATTATTTTACTCCTGCAAACTCTGTATCTTTAGGAACTTCCACAACTCCAGGAATAGGAAATACTTTACAGATATATCCATTAGGTGATGGAATTCCATATATCAAGTATGTCTTTACTGGAGGAATTTATTTACCAAATAATAATTTTAAGACTGGTGATAAAGTAATTTACAGTTATGAAGGATCTACAGTAGAAACTAATTATGGCAATTTAGATTCATTCTCAAATCTTTATATAATAAAATTAGATCCTGATGTAGTGGGAATAGTAACAGATAAATCTCACATTTCAAGTCCAGATAAAGTTTTAACATATACTTCATCTGGACTTGGAGCACTACATAAATTTACAACTGATAGGAACATTATAACTGGTTCAATCATTTCTAGTGAATGTAATGTCTCAACAGCATCCTCTCACGGATTATCTGAAGGGGATTTAATTAGATTAAATGTATTGTCAGGAATAACCACTACATTTACAGTTACATATTCAAATAATAGAGTTTTAATAAATTCTGAAATTAATCCTAAAATAGATGTTTTTGCTAATGATAAAGTTATATTTGACATATCTTCACCATCTTTAAGTGGAAAAGAATTTAATTTATATCTAGATGAAAATTTTTTAAATCCATATGTAGGAAATTTTGTTAATGGGGTGGAAATTGTAAAAACTATCTCTCAGTTAATTTTAACCATTTCTGATAATACACCAAAAACTCTTTTTTACAATTTGAGTGATACTATCACTGATATGACAGTATCTAATTATAATAAATTAATTATAAATGATAGTGCTTATAATACAGAATCAATTGTTACACCTATAGACAACTATACATTCAAATTTAATTTAAACACTATATCAGAAAGAACATCCTACACAACACCATCAATTTTATCATATAATGTTTTGTCAGAAGGTCCTGTTGGAGAAATTTCTAAAGTTCAAATTTTATCAAAGGGGTCTAATTATAAAAAACTTCCCCAAATAATTTCAATTTTAAGTGAAAATGGAACTGGTGGAAATTTAATTCCCAATAGTATTTCCATAGGAAAGATTAATAGTACAAAAGTTAATAATGATAGATTTATTTGCCCATCAGACAAAACTTTAAAACTAAAATCCAATATATTTTCAGTTTTAAAATTAAAAGATAATTATACTGTAGATTCTTTAAATATTACTTCAGGTGGAAAAAATTATATTACAGAACCAAAAATAAAATTATATAATTCAAAAGAAGATAAAATTGTTGAAGATTTTTCTGCTTCTGCAAAATTAAAAAATAATTCAATAAATGAAATTACCATTTTAAATTCTGGTAGTGGATTAAAATCTGATGATAATAAAATTGTTGTAACAAACAATACAAATGGATTTAAAATTATAAATGTTTCTGTTTCAGGAACATCACCATATTTGATTACATTAACTATTAAAACACCAATCGCTGGATTTAGTACTTCAAATCCTCTACCAATTTCAGTTGGGGATGAAATTTATGTTGAAGGCATATCTTATGTTGGAAATGGATTCAATTCAAGTGATTATGGATATAATCCATTTACAGTGACATTTGTAAATCCTGCATATGGGTCTCAAGATGCTGCTGTTGTCAGATATGAATTAACATCAGATCCAGGATCATATAATAGTGCTGAAACTTATAATGCTTCAGTAATTCCTTATACATATATTCCAAAAATAGAATCTATTCTTAAGCAAAGTGTATTTTATAATAAAGAAACAGTAAAAAATACTAAAATAATTGATAATGATAAAAATTCTCCAATTTTAAATTTACTAAAAGTAAAAGAATCTAAAGATTTTGTAAAAGGAGAGATTGTATCAGGAAATTCATCTAAATCTAAAGGAAAAGTAGTTAAAATTGAAAACTTCAATTCTAATTTTACTTCAGATTATAGTGTTTCTAAAATTTTGGGAGGTAACGAAAATAGAGGATATCTTTCATCAAATATTCAAAAACTTTCGGATAACGATTATTATCAAAAATTTTCTTATTCACTGAAAAGTAAGAAACAATACAGTGATTGGCAATCTATAGTATCAGACACTTCTCACATTGCTGGATGTAAGAAATTTAGTGATCTTTCAATAGAAATCGTTGGAATTGGAACAACACAATCTATTAAAACAGATTCTGGATCTACTATTAATTTGATATTAGATTCTTATGCAAATATAAATTCTATTGCAGATTATGATTTAGTTAATGAAATTGATTTAGAAGATAATAACTATGAACATACAGAATATTTGAGATTCAATAGACTAAAATTAGGAAATAGTATAAAATCAAAAGATAATAGAGTTTTATCAATAGATGATATCTCTTCTTTATTCATTAATGAATCTATTGTGCCAAAAATAGACTTAGATAATGTTTTGTCTTCAAGTAGTACAATTTTAAAATATGAATTTTATTTAACATCATCAAATTCATTTTTAGGTGAATTAATTTACCCAGAAACCTTTGAACTTCTTGTTAGTAGAGATAGTACAAATTCATATTTAACTGCATACTCTCATTATTTTGATTCTGAAAATTTAGATGCAAATCCATTTTTTGGAACTTTTAGTGTAGAGACTAATGAGGAAAACTCCAACGAATTTATTTTAAAATTTACTCCAAAAAATCCATTTATTTCTGTAGATATTAAAGCAATAAAAGAAACCGTTCCAAACACAGTTGGAATAGCTACTACTACTTTTGGATATGTTAAAAATGTTGAAATTTGCCAACAGTATAATGGAAGTGGAACTGAAGTATTTTATTCTATACCATCTTCAGAATGTAAATCTGGAACAATAATAATTGGAATATCTTCAAGTTTAAATAATGTAGAAAAATCTTTTGAAGCATCATTTGTTGATACTGATCAAGATATATTAGTAAATAGGTATGCAGAAAATACTTTAAAAGAATTGGGTGCAGTTGATGTATCTAGAAATGGATCTAATATAGAATTTAAATATACTGGAGTAGGAATTGGAGTCACTCTTCAATCTAATTTAAAATTACTGACTAATACATATTCTGGATTTGATTCTATTACAAAAACTGTTTTAAAACTTTCAAGTTCAAAAGTAACTACAAATGAATCATCAACAGGAATAACAACAGTTTCTGCGACATATGGATACACAAAGTATGTGATTGAAATTGAACAAAATACAGGAATTTCTACTCAAAGATCAATTGTACAAATAAATTCTATCCACTCTGGAAATTATTTAAATAATACTGTTTATGATTTTAATGGTAATATTGATATAAATGATTTAATTTTTAAAACTTCTTATAACATTGCACAAAATAATTACACTTTATCTTTTGATCCAGTGACTTCTGGAACTTATAATATAACAATTTACGAATCAAGTTTAACATCTCCTAATTAACAATAAATACCATTAAAAATGCCAATTTCAGAAATAGGTGTAATATATTCTCCTCCCATTTATGGAAGGACTTCATTTCCTTTAAAACATAAAGGAGATCCAATTTTTTATAAAATTTTTAATGCTGAAGATTTAGGAACTGTAATCTTAAATCAAAATACTAATATTAGACAAATTGAAAAAAATGTATTGATTATTCCCAATCATTTTTTTAAAACTGGAGAACCTCTAAAATATTTCAATAATGGATCTTCTATAGGAATAGCAGCTACTAGTCCAGGGGCAGCAGGAATAACTACTTTACCAGAAATAATTTATCCTATAGTTTTAGACAAAGATACTTTTAGAGTTGCTTTAGCTTCTTCTTATGCCAATAGTAATGATTATGTTATAATTGATTCTCTTGGAATAGGAACTCAACACTCTTTAGAAGCATTTAAGCAAAATTCAAAATCTTTAATTACTATCAATAATATAATCCAATCTCCAATATCTGTAGCATCTACAGTTAAAGTACTATCTCACACTGAGAATATATTAGAACTTGAAAGTTTACAAAATATAAAAGTCAATACTTGTTTAAGAGTAGGAAATGAAATAATAAAAGTTTTATCTATAAATTATGATACTAATATTTTAAATGTTGCTAGAGGGTCTTCTATTCTTGGAACAGAAAGCATTATTTTTTCATCTTCATTAGATGGAAGTTATATTGATGTTTTATCTGGTAATTATAACATTATAAAAGATGTCATTTATTTTGACGAACCTCCATTAGAGGGAAAAAATTTAACTTATAAAGTACCCACTAGTGATATTTTTTATGATACTTATAGTTTTAATTTAGTTACAGATGTTTTAGTTACTGGAACTCAAGTTTTAATTTTGTGGGAAACTCCACCTCAAGGAATTTTAAAACAAAAATATTATTACATAATAAAAAATTCTGAAAATAATTTTAGTTTTGCTGAAACTTATGGTAATGCAATAAATGGGATTAAAATACAATTTTTAAATACATCTGAAGATGGTTTTCCAATTACTAATTTTAAACTTTCATATTTTTATCCCAGTGAAGAAAATACATTTAATGGGAGAATTTTTTTAAGATCAAATTATGATGGAAATGAAATTTTTGATGATGTTTCTGAACAATTTACAGGTATTTCAAGTTCATTTGAATTAAAATCTTCAGGAGTAAGCACAGTTGGGATTAAAAGTGATAATGGAATAGTTTTAATTAATAATATTTTTCAATATCCTGGATCTGATGAAGTATTTTCATTTGTAGAGTCTGGAGCTAGTACATTTTTAAATTTTGTAGGATTTGGAACTACAGGATTTACTGGGAAAAACTATGATGTTAATGTTAAAGGATATCCAAGAGGTGGAATAATAGTTTCATATGGAACAACATCAGGATCTAACTACCAAATTTCAACTTCTTTTTACAATGTTTCAGTTTCAGGATCTGCATCTGGTATAGGTGCATCTGTTTCATTTGATACTGATCAATATGGAAATGTGACCAACTTTAAATTCACAAATCGTGGATATAATTATAAAGTTGGTGAAATTTTAGTTCCACAAAATACTACAGGAATTGGGACAACTAGTACTCAGTCTCAAGATGATAAATTACACATTAGAGTTGAACAAACTACAAAAGACACATTTAATGCTTGGAATATAGGTATACTTGATAAACTTGATGATATTTCAAGTAAAATAGACGGATCTAGAAAAACATTTTATTTAACTAAAAATGGACAAAGAATTAGTTTAGGTGCTGATGTAGAATATGAAATAGATTTTCCATATAATTTATTAATATTTGTAAATGATGTTCTTCAAATTCCAAATTCATCATATCAATTTAATGGAGGGTCTATAATTACTTTTACTGAACCAATTCCAAAGGAAAGTAATGTAAAAATTTATTTTTATAAAGGTTACATTAATGATACATTTGTTGATACAAGTCTTTCTAAGATAAAGGAAGGTGATGTATTACAATTAGTAAAAGACATTTATAATTCTACTCCAGTACAACAAAAAGAAAGAATTGTTAAAGAATTTGTAAATGCTGATGTTTTGAGAACAAATATTTATTCTGATGCTGGATTATCTGATAATTCATCTCAATTTAGATCTATAACTTGGACTCCTCAAAAAACAGATTTAATTTTAGATGGTACTTATGTAAGTAAATCTAGGGATGAACAAAACGCTGGCATAACAACATTTACAAAACTAATTAGTTATGTTGGAGTTGGATCTACTGCTGTTGGCATATCAACAATTTTAGGAACTTTTGTAGGAGTTAATACTAATATAATTGGAATTAATACTAATTCTGGAATAGGTTCTTTAGCACAAATCAATGATTATGTTGAATCAACATATGTAGATTTTGGTATAAAGATAGTAGGCATAGGAACAAGTTCTATATCAATTTCCACAACCTCCAATTCTCCATCTGGAATCAATACTATTCCAATTACATTCTATCGTGTCAACGTCTAAATAACAATAAATAACGACCAAAAAATGGCTGTAGTAACAGATAAATTAAGAATATTAAATTGTTCTAATTTTGTCAAAGATATTGAAAATGGGGGATACTATACTTTTATAGGATTTCCTAATTCTAACTCTTTATATCCTGACTGGGATTCAAGTCAACCAAATCCCATAGACAATGATTTTTATTTGAACTCATATAGAGATAACATTTTAGGTGTAAAAAAAATAACAACTTCTGATGTGATTAGAGTTATCCCAAAAATTACTTGGACCAAAGGTAGAAAATATGAAATGTATAGACATGATTATAGTATACATAATCTCACACCAGTAACTTCTTCAACAAGACTCTATGATTCTTCTTATTATGTAATGAATAGTGAATATAGAGTTTATATTTGCATTAATAATAACTCATTGATTTCAAATTCTAATACTGGCAATGTTTCTACTCAAGAACCATTGCATACTGACTTATCCCCAAGATTAGAGTCTGATGGATATATTTGGAAATATCTTTATACATTATCTCCAGGAGATGTTTTAAAGTTTGATTCTACTAATTACATAAGCGTTCCAAATAATTGGAAAACAAGTAGCAATTCTGAAATTGGAAGAATAAGAGAAGCAGCAGTTTCTGGAAAAATTGAAACTGTTATTGTAGAAAATAACTCTTCTCAGTATCCATACGTTGGAACACTACTTAGTGTTCCAATTAAAGGTGATGGATCTGGGGCTGAAGCTTCTGTAGAATTTGATGAAAATGGAAGACCAGTTAAGGTAATAGTCACTAATGGTGGAAGCGGATACACATTTGCAACTTTAGATTTAGAGTCATTATTATTACCTAGCACTGGAGTATTAACTTCAAAAGCAATATTCAATGTAATTATTCCTCCAGAAGGGGGTCATGGGGCAGACATTTATAACGAACTTGGAGCATTTAGAGCATTAGTATATTCCAGAATAGAAAATTCTCCTACAAATCCTGATTTTATAATTGGTAATCAGTTTTCAAGAATTGGAATCATAAAAGGAATAACTTCTTTTGGATCTAATGATATTTTTTCAGATGATACTGGATCAGGTGTATATGCTTTTAAATTAAATCAATCTACAGTAAGTGAGTCTTATGATTCATTCATTACTCAAGATAATACTAATGCAAATGGAACATTAGTAAGTTTTGATTCTACTACTAAAGTTTTAAGATACATTCAACCAAGAAATAACAATATAGATACCTATGCTGTATCAAATAACATACAAATAGACTATCAATTTGCCAATAGTTCTTCAGGAATACAAACATCTTCAAACTACAATTTAAATAATTTTGATAGAAGTACTATAAAAGTAGAAAGTTCTTCTTACACTATTGACACATCTTTTAGTAATGATAAAGTTGATGTTGGTGGAGTTGATTATTACTTAGGTCAATTATTTGTTCAAGGTCTTTCAAATCCAGACATAAATATAAAGAGTGGTGATATATTGTATGTCAACAATAGATCTTCTGTAACTAGATCATCACAGCAAAGAGAAGACATTAAAATCATTTTAGAATTTTAAAAAATGCCTCAAAGTACTAACATAAACAAAAATCCATATTATGATGATTTTAGCGATTCAAAGAATTTTTATAAAGTTCTTTTTAAACCTGGAGTAACTGTACAAACAAGAGAATTAACTACTCTCCAATCAATTCTACAAAATCAAGTAGAAAAATTAGGGAGTGCATTTTTTAAAAAGAACTCAGTAGTAGTTCCTGGTGGATTTGCTTATGATTCTTCATTTTATGCTGTAGAAGTTGAAAACAATTTTAAAGGAGTTGATGTAGAAGATTATTTTGACAGTCTTATAGGATTAACTTTAACTGGAAAAATATCTAATGTAACAGCAAAAGTTGAAAAAGTTTTGCCAAGAGCAGAATCTGTTAGATCAAATACTACTCTCTATATTAAATATCAATCATCTTCATCTGCAAATTTTACTTCTGGAGTATTTGTAGATGGAGAAGAATTAGTAGTCAATGAAAATATAGATCTCAATGATCAATCTATTTTAAGTGGGACTTCTGTAGTAAAAACAATATCTCCAATAAACAGATCTTCTACTTCAATTGGGTCAGCTGCTAAAATAGATAATGGTATTTATTTTGTTAGAGGATTTTTTGTAAATGTCTCAAAGCATGTTTTAATTTTAGATCAGTACAACAATACTCCTTCATATAGAGTTGGATTAAATATTGATGAGCAAATTATTGATGCTAGCGAAGATGCATCTTTATACGATAATGCTCAGGGGTTTTCAAACTATGCTGCTCCAGGAGCAGATAGATTAAAGATATCACTAAGTTTAACTGCTAAAAACTTAGATGATTTTAGGGATGAAAATTTTATTGAACTTTTTAGAGTTGAAAATGGAAATTTAATTCAAATTAAAAATCAAACTGAAAGTTCATACATAACTGATATTTTAGCAAGAAGAACATTTGATGAATCAGGAAATTATTATGTTTCTCCATTTAATGTAGATTCTTTAGAATCTCTTAATGATAATTTGGGTAATGGTGGTTTATATACAAAAGATGAAGATGTAATTACTAGCATAGTACCCTCAGAAGAAAATGCTGTAATTAAAGTATCTCCAGGAAAAGCTTATGTTAAAGGATACGAAGTACCAACGAATATAAATCTTTTAAATTTTCCAAAACCAAGAACCACAAAACATGTTGAATCATCAGCATCTGCATTTTCTGTAGGGAATTTACTTAGAGTTAATAATGTAAGCAATCTTCCAAATATAGGATTAACAACAAATTATACAGTATCTCTTTATTCAGGGAGACTTTCTGGAGGTTCTAGCAGTGGGACTGAAATAGGGGTTGCTAGAATATATGATTTTTCATCAAATTTAACATCATATCAAAATAAATCAAGTCAATTTAATTTAAATCTTTTTGATATCCAAACTTATGGAAAGATAGTTTCAGACTCATCTTTAGTTTCAATAAATGTTGGTGATTATATTAAAGGAAACAGTAGTGGTTCAACAGGATTTATTCAAGCATCTTCAGGACAAACTTTAACTTTAAGGCAAGTTTCTGGAATTTTTATTAAGAATGAAACTTTGTCTATAAATGGCATTTCATCCACAACATCAATTGGAACATTTACTAATTATTCTGTAGATGATATTAAGTCTATATCAAATGGAACATTTTTATCTGATTCAGTTTTATCTAATCAGACTGAAATTTCTGGACCATTTACTTTAACAGTAGATGCTGGAATTGGTACTATTTCTTCCAATAATGGATCTTCATTTGCATCATCTTTAAAAGTAGATAATATAATTAAATTTTCTCAGGCAGGAGTTGGGTCAGACATATATGCAAAAGTTTCAAAAATTTCTATTAATAAAAATTCAGTAACTCTTAATCAAGTTGATACAGTAGAAAATGTTTGCTCTGGTAGTTTGGGTGTAAGCACTTCTTTACAATCAATTTTCTTAATTAAACCTGAAATTTTTCAATCAGACGACCCCTCTTTAACCGCACAATTAAATCATTCTAATATTGCTAATGTAGATTTCTTAAACTCTAACATTTATGTAAAAGTTTCTTATACAGGAGTTACAAAATCATCTACAACATTAACTTTACCCACTTTGTCAGGTGATTATGTTTATTCATCTTATGATTCTGAAAGGTATGTTGTTGTAAATGCTGATGGAAGTATAGAGAATTTAGATAGTGCAACAAAAACTCTTAGTAATGGAGGAAAGGATTTACAATTTACAGGTTTGTCAGCTGCATCTGGACCTTGTAAAGTTATTACAACTCAAATTAAATCTAATGTATCTCAAAAGTTCAAAAAACTTGTAAGATGCAATTCATTAAGTATTTCTAAAACAAAGTATTCAACCCCACAAAATGCTGGATTATCTTATAGTTCAGTTTATGGGAGAAGAGTTGAAGATGACCAGATTAGTTTAAACACTTCAGATATTCTTTTAGTACAAGGAATTTTTGAATCTTCAACAACATCAGATCCTGTTCTTCCCTGGATTGCATTTACTAACTTAAATAGTTTAAATGGAGTTTCTGATGATTTAATCATTGGAGAATTGGTAATTGGTGCAACATCTGGTGCTGTTGCAGTTTATGCAGAAAAGAAAGATACTAATCAATTATATTTGATTTACAAAAATAACAATAGATTTTTAGTAGGAGAAACTATTTCATTCTCTGAAAGTGAATATACTTCTGATGTAACTGTAGTCACTATTGGTGATAAAAATATTTTAGATGACTTTGTTTTAGATAATGGACAAAGATCATATTTTTATGATTTTGGAAGATTGATTAGAAAGAGTGAAGCAAAAGAACCTGCAGGAAGATTAAAAATATATTTTGATAATTTTACATATAATGCAAATGATTATGGGGATTTAATTTCTGCAAACAGTTATCCTTCAACTTTACAAAAAAATTCTATTCCTTTTTATAATGGAATAAGAAATAGTGATGTTATTGACATTAGACCTAAAGTAGTTGATTATAATACTAGCTCTACAGTAAGTCCATTTGATTTTGGATCAAGAATATTTACATCTTCATCAAATAATCCAATTCAAATTCTATCACCATATGAAAACTTTATATTTGATTATGATTTCTATCTTCCAAGAACAGATAAATTAACTTTATCTAAAGATGGAATATTTTCTATAGTTTTTGGAGATCCTAGTGAAACTCCAATTGCTCCATCAATTTCAAATGAAGTTCTTGATGTATCTACAATTATAAGTAGTCCTTATGTTTATGACATAAAAAGAGATATCAAAATTGTTCTGACTGACAATAGAAGATATACTATGTCAGATTTGAGAGATATTGAAAATAGAGTTTCTAATTTAGAATATTATACATCTTTATCTTTATTGGAATTATCAACTCAAAGTTTGTTAATTACTGATGCTAATGGATTAAATAGATTTAAATCTGGATTTTTTGTAGATGAATTTAAAGATGATACTACATCAGAAATTGATAACATTAACTATAATGCATCTATAGAAAACGGAACTTTAAGTTCTATAAAACAAGAAGAAAGAATAGATTTATCTTTATTCTCTACTGGTCTTATTGAACCAATAACAGATACTAATCTTTCAAACACCACTTCAAACAATTTAAAAGTTACGGGAAATACTATTTCTTTGAATTATTCAGAAGTAGTTTCAACAAAACAACCTTTTGCAAGTAAAGTTGTTAATGTAAATCCATTCAATATTACAACTTGGTCAGGATTTTTAGGTTTATCTCCTGAAAAAGATACTTGGTCTATTGTATTAAACAGAAGTGTTAGTGTTGCAAATGCTGCTAGAAGAAATCAAACTAGAGTAGTAACAAGAACACAAAAAATTAATCAAATTAGGTCAAGAAATATTGATTTTACAGCAGTAAAATTAAAACCAAATACTCAATTTAAAGTTCTTTTAGATAAAAAAGATTTAAGCTCAAATACTTTAAAATCTTTTGCATTTCCAAAATTACTAGAAATTTCAAACAATGTAGGATCTTTTGAAATTGGAGAAACTGTCAAATGTTTAGATAATGCAGGAAAAATTATTTGTAAGTTTAGACTTTGCTCACCAAATCATAAATCAGGTCCCATAAATTCTCCAACTTTAATATACTCTAAGAATCCATATTCTCCAGCAGTTGGAATTTCAACTCAATATGGACCACAATCTACTTTCTTAAATATTGATACAGCAACACTTTCAAGAAAAGAAATTAGTGAATTTTGGGGTAAAATTTACTCAGGAAATAAATTAGTAGGTCTTACAAGTAAAGCAAGTGCAGTAGTTTCTAACATTAGATTTATTACTAATGAAGAAGGATCTGTTCTTGGAAATATTTGGATAGATGAGAAGGATAACTTTAAATCTGGACAAGCCACTGTAGATTTAATTTTACAAAACCCCCTTCCAAAGGTTCCTGGAGAAGTTTCAGACAGTTCTGCTTCAGCAGTATTTACAAGTGAAGGATCTAAAATTACAAACACTACAATTAAATATTATGATCCACTAGCACAAACATTCTTAGTAGAAGATGAAAATGGAATTATTCCAACTTCTGTAGATGTTTATTTCTATACAAAGGATAAAACTCTTCCAGTTGAACTTCAAATTAGAGAAGTTTCTTTTGGAACTCCAGGAGGTCCTGATAAAGTAGTTCCAGGTCTTAAGAAGACTTTAAGTTCTTCTCAAGTTGGAATTAGTTCAGATGCTAACGTAAAAACAACATTTACATTTGACACTTTGAGCAGACTTTCTCCAGGAGAATACTCTGTAGTTTTATTATCTGATTCTGTGGAATATCAAGTTTGGGTATCTGAATTAGGTGCAGAAGATATTTCTACTGCAAATCTTTCAGCAGTTAATAAAGTATTCATTAATAAACAACCTTCATTAGGAACATTGTTCAAATCTCAAAATGGAACTACTTGGGTACCAAGTCCCTTAGAAGATTTGAAGTTTACTTTAAATAAAGCAAGTTTCTCTACAACTGGAGGAACTGCAAGATTCTATAACTCATCTGCTGTTATATTCTCTGAAGAAAATAGACTTCCAGCAAATCTAATTACTGCTATTTCAACTTCTGGAAGTTATCCTAACAATGGTAGACACATTTTAGTGTTCCATCCAAATCATGGAATGTATGGACCTAACAATTTAGTTGAAATTAGTGGTATTGAATCAGATGTTCTGCCAGAAAAATTATCAGTTTCGTATGCTTCCACAGATGTTGGTGCAATAACAGTAGATAGCAATTCAATTTTCCAAAATTTTGAAGGGTCTTCAGTTAATGTATCAAATCCAGGATATATTCAAATTGCAGATGAAATTATCAAATATGAAGGTATTAGTGGTGGAAATCAACTTATAAACATTACTAGAGGGATGTATGGTACTATCCCATTAAATCATAGTATTGGAGACCCTGTTTATAAGTATGAATTCAATAATGTTTCACTTGCTAGAATTAATACACAACTCACAGTTTTAGATACTCCAAAGCAAACATTAGATAGTTATTATGTACAAGTTAGTGCTGGTTCTTCATTTACTCAAACTAAAACTGGTGGGGGAGACAATGCTTATGCATTAAGAAACAAACAATTTAGTGAACTCAAATTTAACCCAGATTTAGTTACCAATTTTAATGGCACAAATACATCAGCTTCAGTGAGAACTATTTCAGCAACTAGTGTTGCTGGAAATGAAACTTCTTTCTTAGATAAAGGATTTGAATCTGTGGGAATTAATAGTGTTAATAAATTTGATAGTCCTAGAATGGTATCATCTAGAATTAATGAAACTACATACTTAAATTCAACTAATTTTGCTGGAAATAAATCGTTCACATTACAATTAAATCTGAGCACTGAAGATGCTAATGTTTCTCCTTTAATTAATTTAAATCAAACTTATGTAACTGGGGCAATATACAATATTAATCAACCAGTTGGCATATCATCTTATGCTGTAGATAATAGAGTTAATTCAAATACAAATGATCCTCACTCATTTGTCCATATAACCAACAGAATTAATTTGCAAGAAAGTGCTAATTCATTACAAGTTCTTTTCTCAGCATATAAAAATCCTTCTTCAGATATCAGAGTTCTTTACAAAATTTTCACAAATGATGCTCCTGATGATGAACAAGTGTGGCAACTTTTCCCTGGATATGATAACTTAGATGTTAATGGAAACATTATTTCAATTGCCAACAATAATGGAAAATCTGATATTAAAGTTAGAGACAGTTTAAATGATGAATTTTTAGATTATAAGTATAGTATTGATAATTTACAAGCATTTAATGGATTCCAAATTAAAATAGTGGGAACAAGTACAAATCAAGCTTATTCACCATTAATTAGAGACTTGAGAGTAATTGCATTAAAGTGATGAAGAATTATGCAAAAGTTGAAGGACATCAAAATCTTGTTAGAGATTTAAATACTAATGCAATCATCAATACAGATAAAAACTATTCAAATAGTTATACTTTAGCAAAAAAGAAAAGAGAAGAAGAGTTGCAAAGAATTGATAATTTAGAAAATGAACTTAGTGATATTAAATTATCAATTAATGAAATTAAAAATTTGTTGTGGAATTTATGCAATGAATCATGAACAATTGAAATTAGAAAATGTTTCAAAACTTTTTGAATTTGAAAAAATTTCAAGAGAAATAGATTCATGCACTAACATTGATTTACTTAAAAATCTTTGTAAGTGTTATGTAAAACTTTATATGAAACAACAAGAAGTAGTATCTTCTTTAGGATTTGAAGATCTAAATAGTTAAAAAATATAAAAATGGCTAAACCAGCATCAAGACAAGAGTTAATTGACTATGCTTTAAGGCAACTTGGTGCCCCAGTTTTGGAAATTAACGTATCTGAAGAGCAACTAGATGATAGATTAGATGATGCTCTTCAATACTTTAATGAGAGACATTTTGATGGCGTTGAAAAAATGTTCCTTAAGTACAAGTTTACTCAAGAGGATATTGATAGGGGAAGGTCAAGAGGTGGTGGAAAAAATGTTGGGATAGTTACTACCACTGCAACCAGTCCTTTAGGAACTTACAGTTGGGAGGAAAACTCTAATTATATTCCAATACCCGATACTATCATTGGTGTAGAAAGAGTATTTAAACTTGATAATAGAACTATCACTTCAAACTTGTTTAATGTTAACTATCAGTTATTCTTGAATGATATTTACTGGTTTAGTTCTACTGAACTTTTAAATTACTATGTTACCAAAAGATATCTTGAAGATATTGATTGGATTGTGAACCCACAAAGACAGATTAGATTTAACAAAAGACAAAATAGACTATACATTGATATGAGTTGGGATTCAATAGTTGAAGGAAATTATCTTATCATGGAATGTTATAGAATTTTAGACCCAACTAATTATACCAAAGTCTACAATGACTCTTTCTTAAAACTGTATTTTACTGCATCTCTCAAGAAACAGTGGGGGCAGAACTTAATTAAATTCCAAGGTGTTAAACTTCCAGGTGGGGTTGAGTTAAATGGGAGACAAATTTATGATGATGCTGTTAAAGAATTAGAAGATATTAGAATGAGAATGATGAGTGAATTTGAAACTGCCCCATTTGACCTTATTGGATGATATGTTAAATCCATTTTTCATACAAGGAACTTCTGGAGAACAAGGTCTTGTTCAGGACCTTATTAATGAACAATTAAAAATGTATGGGATTGAAGTATATTACATGCCCAGAAAATATGTTTCTGAAGGAAAGGTAATAAAGGAAGTTCTGTATTCAAAATTTAAACACGCTTTTCCAATTGAAGCTTACTTAGTCAACTATGAAGGATTTGATCCAAACAGCATTTTGATGAGTAAGTTTGGAGTCAGAGTTTCTGATGAAATGGTTTTAATCATTTCAAAAGAAAGATTTGAAACTTATATTGGGGATTTAATGAAAGATATTGATTTAGTTAAAAATCCTCTCAGACCTAATGAAGGTGATTTACTTTATATTCCATTAAGTGATAGCTTTATGGAAATAAAATATGTTGAAAATAGAAAACCATTTTATCAACTTCAAAAAAACTATGTCTATGAACTTAGGTGTGAAGTTTATGAACTTGAAGATGAAGAAATTAAAACAACTATAGATGATATTGATTATTCAGTTAAAGACATTGGATATCAATCAACACTATACCTTTCAGGAATTGGAGTAACTGCTACTGCTACAACTACTTTAGTTTCTGGAGCAGTTCAAAAAGTTGATGTTTTAAATGGTGGGTATAGATATACTTCTGTACCAACTCTTAATGTCTCTTCTCCAGTTTCAGGCGTTAAGGCATCTGTAGTTGGAATATTAACTAGTAAAAGAGCATTACTATCTTCACAAAGTTTAGCACAAGTTTATATACAAAATCCAGGATCTGGATATGATCCAACAAAACCTCCAATAGTATCTTTTTATGGTGGAAATGGATATGGCGCAGAAGTTAGAGTTGGAATTGCTACATCAGGAAGCATTGGTCCAATTGTATTGAGTAATATAGGTCAAGGATATGTTACAGAACCAGTTGTTACAATTTCTGGACCAGTTTCTGGAGGAACTACTGCTATTGCTAAGGCATTTTTAAATGGAACTGGAGGAATATCTACAATTAGAATTATAAATGCTGGATATGGGTATACTCAAACTCCTACAATTACAGTCTCTGCAGGATCTACAGTTTCATCTGGAAACTTCATCTTTAATGAATTAGTCACTGCATCAATTTCTAAAGCTACAGGTCTTGTAAAAGAGTGGGATTTCGAAACAAAACAACTCAAAGTCAGTGGATTTGGAACAAGTTTTATCAAAGGGGATATTATTACTGGATCAGAATCTTCTGCTGTTTATGCAGTATCAAAACTTGATGATTTTGAAAGCACTTCTGCATATGATTCATCAGACAATATACAAGAAGAGTCTAATGATATTTTAGACTTTAGTGAAATTAATCCCTTTGGAGATGTTTAAATAAATATTAAACAAGGAAAAATAAATTATGTTTGGTAATTATTTTTATCACAAATGTATCCAAAAAACTGTAACTTCTTTTGGGACATTATTTAATAATATTCAAATTAGACATTATGATGAAAATGGAGATCCAGAATCTGTTTTAAAGGTTCCCCTTGCATATGGACCTACTCAAAAATTCTTAGCAAGGATAGAGCAGCAACCTGCTGGAGAAAGAAAAGTTGCCTTAACTCTTCCAAGAATGTCTTTTGAAATGACCTCAATTGATTATGATTCACAAAGAAAATCTTCAGTCATTCAAACATTTTCTTCCCCAAGAACTGATAGTGGAAACCCTGCTAAAGTTTATTCACCAACTCCATATAACATTGGATTTGAATTAAATATTTTGAGTAAAATTCAAGATGATGCATTGCAAATTGTAGAACAAATTTTACCATTTTTCCAACCATCATTTAATCTCAGCATAAAATTGATACCTGAAATTAATGAAGTAAAAGATATTCCTGTAATTTTGAATAGAGTTGGTTTTAGAGATGAATATGAAGGAGATTATACAACAAGAAGACTCGTAATATATACTTTAAATTTCACAGCAAAAACTTATCTGTTTAGTGAAGTTCCTTCAAATAGCCAAGGTTTAATCAAGAAAGTTCAAGTTGATTATGCTACTGATGCTATTTTAAATGCTAAGAGGGAAATAAGGTACACTGCAACTCCAAAAGCACTTGAAGATTATAATAATGATAGTGTTATCAATTCTGCAGATGATCCTTTAATTCCATATGGAGATGATTTTGGATTTAACGAAGAAGTTATAGACTTTAAAGATTTTAAAGAATATAGCACATCTCAAGGAACTGACGTTTGATATATAGTGTATGGATAATAAATTTTCAAAATTAGAAAAATCTTTAGATATAGAGACAACAATTGTCTCTATATCAAAGGATGATATTAATATTGAGTCAATAGAAACATCTAATGATCCTCAAAAAGATTATGAGTATAGTAGAGGACAACTATACAGTTTAATCTCAAAGGGACAAGAAGCAGTTGACGGAATATTAGAGATTGCACAAGAATCTGGTCATCCAAGAGCATTTGAAGTTGCAGGTCAATTAATTAAATCTGTTGCAGATACCACAGATAAATTAATTGATTTACAAAAGAAAATGAAAGATTTAGATGCCCCTCAAAAAGGACCTACAACAGTCAATAACTCTTTATTTGTTGGTTCCACAGCAGAACTTTCTAAACTTATAAAACAAGGTCTTCTAAATAATACAGAAGAATAATTATCATAAATGAAAGAAGGAAATTTACATCAGTGGT